ATAGGGTTCTGGTGTGTTACAAGATAACAACACCATCCGACATGCGAATGGCTCGCAACTAGAACACCAGCCCAGCCCAGCCAGTTGATAATGATTCGCAAGAACATTTAGAGGGGGTCAGGGGGTCCGGGGGCTGCTCTATATTCTGAATGACACCCTAAAATTATCTCTGCAAAAATCTACAAATTTCTCCTTCGCCCCCTTGACATTCCTTCCGGCCCTACTATATATATATTAGAAGTATCTTAGATGTACACTTAAGTGTTAACTCTTATAAAGTAAGTATCTTTAGATGTACACTTAAGTGTTTGTCTTATATAAAGAAAGGGTACTTAGGTATACCTCTAGGTGTTTGTCTCTAACGAACGTAGTGAGTGTAAAGTGAGCGTAAGCGAACGACCTTGTACGATTCCGCTTGACAGAGGTCTGTTTATAACGTAAGCTATAGTAAAGGGATACAGCTATGAGGGCATCTTAGACTATGGCAATGTTGACACGAGATCAAATCTACACACCTCAGAACAAACCAAAGACTACTTCTCTTGTCTTTGAACTGTCTCAACAGGCAGACATTGAGGCTGTCTTCACCTTGCGTGATGAGAAGGAAGGGTTCATCTCTCTACAGAAACTCTTCATTGAAATGACAGTAGAAGACCCTAGTGAGCATACCTTTGCAGAGCAAGTCTTTGGAGACTTCCCTTACTGGCTACACTTCCGTGAGAACAAAGTTCTTAAGAAGTATCTGGTAGAGTGGAGAGCTACAGCAGAGGCTAAGCGTAAGTCACTAGCCTTTAATCACATCATCAACGAAGTAAAGACCCAAGGTAAGAACTCCTTCCAAGCTGCTCGGTACCTGATAGATGAGCCTTGGAAGAACAAGAGAGACCCTAAGGTAAAGGCTCAAAGCTCCAAGACGACTAATGAAGCTCACGAAGAAGCTCTCTTCCATAACGAAGGTTTCTCCGCAGACCTTAAACGACTCAGAACAGAAGGTCTTATTCAATGACGAAGAAAGCCTCCCTAACAGATGTGGCGACAGGGTACACCTCTCAAGCTACCCTCAATGATAACTTTGAGGCTCTTAACGATGCCTTTGATAATACCTTGTCTCTCGACGGTAGTACTCCTAACCAGATGGGTGCTGACCTAGACCTCAATGGTTTTGATCTTCTTAATGCAGACAACATAAGTCTAACTGGTTCTCTGTCTGTATCAGGGGTAAACCTAGTCCCTAATGATGCAGCCGCTGTTCCTAACTGGGAGGGTACTTGGTTAACAGCTACAGACTACGTCCTGAATGACCTAGTACGAGACTCAGGTAGTACATACATCTGTCTGGTAGCTCATACCTCCGGTACATTCTCTACAGACCTTAGTGCTGCTAAGTGGGAACTCTTTGCACAGCAAGGAGCTGCTGGAGCAGGTACAGGGGATATGCTGGCAGCTAACAACCTGTCTGATGTCGCTACCCCTGCTACTGCCCTAGCCAACATTGGAGGTCAACCTCTTAACTCTAGTCTTACTAGTATCTCTGGTGTCACTGTCTCAACACAAGGTCTTGCTATACTAGACGACACTAGCTACTCAGCTATGAGGACTACTATGGGTCTTGGCTCAAGTGCTACAAGAAACCTAATTGATGACGATACAATGGCAACTGCCACCTCTACTAACATACCCTCAGCCGAGAGTGTTGTAGCCTTTGCAGGACCAGCTTACGAAGGAACACCTGTCTCTCTCCCCGCACCCGGTGTAGCAGCTACATTTGCACATGGCCTTGGTGCAGTACCCAGACGTTACCAAGTGGTACTAAGGTTTACTTCGGCAGTAGGTGGGTACGCAAACGGAGATGAAGTCATTTTGACCGGAGTACCTTATTCCACTTATGGATGGTCTATCTTTGCAGACGCAACCAATGTACGCTTTCGTCCCGGTAGTGCTGGACCTCAGATTGTTGATGATGTGGTAGGCGGAGCAATCCTTGATCTGCGTAGCCATGCAGACGTAGAAGTTTTTGTGAGGGCTTGGGCATGAGAGAAGTACAGAAGGTATTCCATATTTATACAGGGAACGTGTACGAAGGCGTGTACACTTGTACTGGTGCTGAACTAGCTGCATCCCCATACAGAGCAGGACCACCTCCTACAAGAGGAGAGAACATGGCAAGGAAACACAAAGGTATTGTTGTGTCTCGGTTCCAGCTCAAGTCTGCCCTCAAGGACTCTGGTCTACTTGATATGGCTAATGATGCCATCCTCAACAGTCGTAACCCTAGAACAAAGATGGCTTGGTCTGAGCTTAATGAGTTTCGTAGAAACAGTCTTATAGTCGAAGAAGTCCAAGCTGCCTTGTTTTTGAAGGACGACGAGATGGACACTATCTTTGAAGTAGCCTCCGCAATAGAAGTCTAAAGGTATGGCATCTGTCACAGAAATAAGGGAAGCTGCTGAAGCAGACCTAGAGTTCTTTATTAACTTAGTAGCACCCCAACGTCTACTAGGCAACTGTCATAAAGAACTTCTGTCTTGGTGGACAAGAGAAGATGCTAAGGATCATCAGCTTGTCCTCTTCCCTCGTGACCACGGTAAATCAGCTATGGTAGCTTACAGGGTAGCATGGGCATTGACTAAAGACCCTACCCTACGAGTCCTCTACATATCTGCTACGTCTAACCTAGCACAGAAGCAGCTAGGGTTTATCAAACAAATCTTTGCCTCAGATGTCCACCAGAGATACTGGCCTCAGCACATCCATAAGGAAGAAGGTAAGCGTAAGAAGTGGACTACCTCTGAGATTGAATTAGAGCATCCACTAAGAGAACTAGAAGGTATCCGTGATCCGTCCATTATGACTGCTGGTCTGACCACAGGTATCACAGGACTACACTTTGATATTGCTGTCTTGGATGACGTAGTTGTATATGAAAATGCTTACACCCAAGAAGGACGTAAGAAGGTAGAGACACAGTATTCCCTGCTTGCATCCATCGAAGGTATCGGAGCACAGGAGTGGGTAGTAGGAACAAGGTACCATCCTAAAGACCTATACAGTCTTATGCTCGGTATGATGGAACCTTCCTTTGATAAGACTGGTCAGGTCACAGGTGAAGAGAACATCTACGAAGTTATGGAGCGTGTAGTAGAAGACAGAGGAGATGGAACAGGAGAGTTCCTTTGGCCTCGTCAGACACGTAGAGATGGTAAGTGGTTTGGTTTTGACATCAGAGAACTTGCCCGTAAGAAAGCTAAGTACGTAGACAGGACTCAGTTCAGAGCGCAGTATTACAATGACCCTACTGATCCTGACTCCAGACCTATTGAGTATGACAAGTTCCAGTATTTTGATAAGGCACATCTTAAACAGTTCAATGGTCAGTGGCACTACAATGGACAGAGACTTAACCTAGTAGCCTCTATTGACTTTGCTTACAGTACCCGTAAACATGCAGACTACACAGCCATCGTAGTCATTGGGGTAGACCCAGATAACAATGTCTATGTCTTGGACATACGTAGGTTCCAGACAGATAGTATCAGTATTTACTTTAAGGAACTACTAGAGTGTCATAACCGTTGGGGCTACAGAAAGCTCATGGCTGAGACTACCGCTGCTCAGCAAGCTATCGTCAAGTCCCTAAAGCAAGACTACTTCGCTCCACACGGTATAGCCATTAAGGTTGTAGAGGTTAAGCCTACACGTCACCAAGGGTCTAAGGAAGAAAGAATAGAAGCTATCTTGATTCCTCGTTATGATAACCAACAGATGTTTCATTACAAAGGTGGTAACACACAGATTCTTGAAGATGAACTTGTAAGTAACAACCCTCCACATGATGACGTTAAGGATGCCTTAGCTACTGCACTAGAAGGAGCTATCCGTCCTACAGCATCAAGACAGAACACAATGAGAAGACAGCAACAACAAGATGGTAATGTCTTCTTCCATGAACGCTTTGGCGGCAAAAGGTTTGCATAAAAAATGAAGAAGACTTTAGACGTACATCTCCTGATCGAACCTGAATCTACCGCTGGTATCATTGCGTCTAAGTGGCAGGAGTGGAACTCTGCTCGTCAGCCTTGGCTAACTGAGAAGAAAGAACTCCGTGATTACGTCTTCGCTACAGATACAAAAACAACATCTAACAAAAAGAATAGCTGGTTCAACAGTACAACCACACCGTACCTGACACAGATTTATGATAACCTTAAAGCTAACTATGTCGCCTCTCTGTTCCCTCAAGAGAAGTGGATGCGTTGGACAGGTGATGATAGAGAGTCAGCCACTAAGGCTAAGGTAGATGTCATCCAAGGTTACGTAGAGAACAAGGTACGTCAATCTGAGTTTAAGAAGACAGCAGAGCATCTAGTAGATGATCTGTTGCTGTACGGTAACACCTTTGCTACCGTAGAGTTCGTTGCAGAGTACACAGAAACAGAGCAAGGAGAATTTATTCCCGGTTACATTGGACCTAAGACTGTTCGTATCAGCCCCTTCGATATATGCTTTGACCTTACCGCATCTGAATTTAAGGACTCCCCAAAGATTATTCGAAGTCTGGTGTCTATTGGTGAAATTAAAGCTATGGCGGAGGGAGGTGATCCTCGCATGGTAGAGGCTTTCGCTCGTATAATGGCTAACCGTGCAGCCGTTGTCAGTGGAAGTGGAGTCCAAACAG